TGCTACCAATTCCAGACTTACTTTTTCTAGGCATACTTTGAAAGATGAGGGTTAACCGTAGTATCTGTTTTTACTAACATTTGCTCCTGGTTGTTTAGATGCACGATCCAAGATCTCATTCCATCCATTGGATTTGGCCTCACCAGTCCACTTAAATTCTGTAGATTGTCCAGCACAACCTTCTGACCAGTCTTTATCCCATCCTGGATTTTCTTTTCTCCACTCATCATATGCCTTCATGGTCATACTGAGTGTCTTTTTTTCTTTACTTTCTAAATTAATAACAGGATATGTTGGCATGAGCACCTCATTAGTGTTTATATTTATTAAGACCAGTCAAGTGCCTTTGCAATGACAGGAAATTGTTCTGCAAAAATGGTCTTACATTCATTAGCAAGATCCATATGTTCTTTTTGTGTTCCATTAGCAGTTCTCAATTCAATATAATGAACCCATGATCGCACTGAACCGCTCATGTACATTCTTGTTGGAACTGCCAATGGAAGCACCATACGAGCACACTCCTTTGCCACACCTCTTTCCAACATTTGTTGATACAATGCCATTGAAGAATCAAATAGAGTCTGCATCTGCAACTCAAGACTCTGACGAACAAATGGGTCAAGATCATCAGTAGAATTCTGACGGTTTTTAGTATCTTGACGTCTTAGATCAGGCAAGGAAATAGTTTTACCAAGAAGACTTGAGTCAGCATATCTTTGTGAGAATTCCTGGAATGTAAATGACCTATGACGCAGCACTTGAGCTGCTATAGCCCTGGTGGTTTCCAACTCAATGGTTAGATATGCCTGCTCAAAAATACTCCAGTGCTTATGTTTGATGCAATACTTTAAAAGACCCTCAAAAGAATCATTACCTTGATTGGAAGGATTACTCACCCTGGCACAATAAGCAATGTGCTTTTCTGCATCAGGTGTGACTGAAATAAGTTGTGCTGTCATTTCTTTTCTGCTCTTCTTACTTTTTTTAGTTCTTTAAGTTCTGTTTTGATTGCTTGGTAAGCATCTTCAGCACTTATCTTACCACCCATTTCCATGGCAGCAAAACATTCAACTCTTGTGCCAAAATGTTGAAGTGCTCTCTCAAATGTGTCTAGTTCTTCATACATTATTAATCTGGGTAACCATCATCATCATTAAATACTTCTTCATAATCTGAGATGGGAATATCATATTTAGTTCTAGTTGTATTGTATGCATTTGGGTCAGAATAAACTTCTGATTCCAACTGATCAACAAGAAGTTTAAGTTTGGATACAATCTGTTTAAGTTTATCCTTTTCCATAAAAAAATGGGGGTACTCACCCCCATTTTAACACTATTCAATTGGTTTGGCAATCACTTGGTGTAAGTGCGACCCCTGTAGCAGAATGTACCATGGGTTTCCCCTTTTGTTTCATGTGCTTTACAATCAACACCACGATACTTGGTGATATTGATCTGTGCATCATGCAATGCAGACTGCTTGTCTATTTGCTTCTTAATAAGTGTTAGTGTATTCATTTGTTTACTCCTAAAGTAGTTGGTTAATTTTACACCTTTTACCCAAAGGGTGATCCGTGTTCTTCCGTTCCTTTAGTCGTGTGCGTCCCAATAACATTCAGGTGCAGATTCCTTAAGAACCTCTACTAACTCAATCTTAACTTGAGAGCCAAGATCTTTATTATTCTTAAGCCTTAGCATAATGCTATCAGCATCAGAACAACTGAGTGTTGAATATAAAAGAAATTCAATCATGGGATGAACGCTCCGTTCCGCGACTTACTTGCGTCTCCTAAGAGATGAACGATAGGTCTATTACAAACCTGAGTTTATTATAGTCCTATCTTATATATGAGTCAAGTAAATTAAATGAATAGTTGGTATCACTACAAACTATTTCTTTTAGATTTGTTGTAGATGATGACCTCTTCACCATCATGAGTAAAGACCAATTCATCATCATGATCCCAACAAAGTTCCTCATATAAGGCATTCAATTTTTCCATGTCTTCAAAAAGAGCATTAGGTTTAGTCATCATATACTCCCTAAAATTTTATTTGAATTTATATAGTGAAGTGTTTCTTTTAAACTACCACGATGATTAAGACCAATAGCAATCTGTGGATACTCAGCCTCTTCACCAAACTCTGCATGAAATTGCTTGTCAGTAAAGTCTTCATTTAAAATATACTCATGAAAGTCTTCATGAAGACTCTTAAGCAGCATACAAGCACGCTCACATTCTTGACTACGATTACTATAAATTACTGCCTGCATTAGTCTCTCTGCCTCCAATCATCTGTTTTTTCTTCATGAAACCATTCTACTATCTCATCTGGATTTTGGAATCCCTTTGAGTGATTAGATGGGTCAGGATCCCCCAGTCCCATCTGTATCATAAAATCATCAAGACCACCCTTATCAATATCAGGGTTGGCAGCAATTCTTCTTGCCTTCCTTAACATTTCACCAGCAGATCTATTAGATTTTGCTAATTTATTTGCCCAAATCATGTCATCTAAATTTACTTCTTCATTGTTTACTATACGAGCACAGATGAACTCAAGTCTGAGACGATACTTAGTAGAAAGCATATAAACTTATCTTTATGTGTATTTATTTTAATGGATTGCCATTTTTATCAAGCAAACTGAGTCTTTGAATTTGATTGATATTTGATTTTTCTTTTTTCTTGAGTTTTTTATATTGTTTGATGAGTTTTTCAACCTCACCTTTAGAGATTTTAACTTTTAATTCATCTTCAGATTCAAAAAAACCAAGCCCTGCTTTCTTTGTCTCTTCTTTATCATCAACATAATCATTGATGACTTCTTGTATTTCATCTCTGATTAAAGAATTTATTTGTTTTTCTAGTAGTTCATCACTATTCATTTTTTATCAGGACTCCAAAACTTTGGACTTATTCTTCCCTCTGCTTGTGTAATGTTTACCAGATTTTTTTTATACTTGTCATAGTATTGATCAAAGATATCTGATTTTTTACCAGTAGAAACAATATCATAGTGTGTTGTTTCTCCCTGAATATACTCTACCAAAAAAGCGCTTGTTGGTAGAGATCTGTCATTAGACAATGCTGGGTCACAGTCTTCATAAATGACTTTGACTTCAATCATAATCTATCTCCCCATTTAATATCAGGAAAAGCCTTAGATACAATATCTTTTTTAATTTTATATTCTGTTTCAAGATTTCCATCTTTCACTAGGCAAACAATATTTGCCTCATCTGGATGAAGACCTTCAAGTAATTGAATGAACATTGATTCTCTACGTAAAGAAGAAAGAGAATCATTACCACCCCTTACAAAATGATAAAGGTTTTTCCATTCCTTTCTAAGTGAAGTGTGATCAGTGCCTAAAGGAGCTTCATTCTTATTGAATGGAACATTACCCTCAGGCATCACACTAATCGCAGATTCATCATAATTCCAAATCAAAACTGACTTCAACGCATCACATTCATATTGCTTAAGAACTTCTGTTTTCTTTGCAACTGTTCTTTGCTTACTAACAAGATCTAAGATCTCATGCATGAATGGATTTGGTGGAAGTTTTGTAGATGTTTTTGTAGTTGTAGCCATAATAGTATCAAATCAGTGTTTTTATTTATTCTTCCCCTTCAGAGAAATCTTCAAGGGTATTTTCAAATCTTACTGCAAGAATTTCATCTGGTAAAATTTGTCCATTCTCATCAAACATTTCTGGATGAGTTGGGATATAGGTTGAATTTCTCTCATAGACATATTCTTTGAGAAGATAACCTATCACACCCCCAACACATAAAAAAAGTATTGAAATAATTGATGATAAAGTTAGAGTGACTGCTAACATTTTACTCTCTCCTTGGATTTTTTCTAAAGTCCAAATAGAAGTTGAAATAAAACTCTACATCCCTGTTAAGAAAAGAGAACATATTTCCAAATCTTACTTGAAAGGTTTTTGGAACTGCCTTTTTCCTCCTTTTTCTTAAGAGTAACTCCACACCTCTATTGATGTGTGGTGGGTCACTTGTGTTTTTATTTAGAAGATCTTCTTCGTTTTCTTCCTGGTTTTTTTTCTTGCTCATACTTCCATGCATCCTGTAATAACTCATACAAATAATTTCTTATCTTACGTGCTTCTGGTTTGCCAAGATGCCCATAAGCTTCTCTCAACTGTTTATGTTGAGAATCATTTCCACCCTCCATATAATCTTCAAGATCTAGAATTAAACCATTGATTTCAAGAGCTGTAGAACTATCAATAAATTCCTGCACATCTCTTTTAGTTGCCTTTATACTCTTAAGAAAATCATACATGTTAAGCATGAATTTACCTTTGAAAGCATGATCTATAGTGTGTTCAATAATATCATACAGATCCCAGCAATTTTCCATTACACTAATTTGTTTTCCTTTAAAAATTTGACAGTCTCAGAACATCCACCAATGATTTCTTCATCTAAAGTGACTCTAGGAAAAGTTGAACCCTCTCCAAATTCTGTATAAAATTCAGACTTTGAGAAGTCTCTTCCTAGTTTATAAACCACATGTTTCAACTCTGCAAGTTTAAGCACATTAATAACTTTTGTGCAGTAGGGACATCCATCTTTAGAATATACAATAAAACTCATAATACTAATTGTTCTTCTCTAATTTATAAAAAAATTTATTTTCAAATTGATAATCCAACTTTTTGCCAGTCATTATCAAAAATTTCCATTCCCTTATCAGTCAGAATGTGATCATACATTTGATCAAATACTTTTGGTGGCATAGTACAAATTTGAGCACCATTATACCATGACCTAATAGCACGTTGTACATTACGAATTGATGCAGAAAGAACTTGAGTCCTGACTCCATGAATACGATACAACTCAGAGATAGATCTCACAACCTCCAGACCTGCCACTGACTGGTCATCCAACCTACCTACAAAAGGAGAGACATATGTTGCCCCTGCCTTTGCTGCTAGGACTGCCTGAGCAGCACAGAAGATGAGTGTGACATTGACTCTGAATCCAGAATCAGATAGTTCTTTGCAAGCTTGCAATCCATATCTAGTGCAAGGAACTTTGATAGTGGCAACATCAGGGAATTTCATACCAAGTCTATATCCTTCATTATACATTTCACCTGCTGTTCCCATCACTTCCATACTGATATTTTCAACACCAATATCAGCAATCTCTTGGTAGACATCCTCTGGGTTTTTACCACTCTTCATAATGAGTGTTGGATTTGTAGTGACACCATCCACTAAACCAGTCTTAAAATGTTGTTTAATAATGCCAGTATCAGCAGTGTCTAGAAAAATTTTCATTTGTTTAAGTAGTCTCTCTCAGATTTATACAGGAAATTAAGGTCTTTGTCAAAATATATTTGTGCTCCCTGAATTAAATCAGGGATTAGCCATTCATGAACTGGTAGACATGCCTGCCAGTTGACTGGTTGAATGCAATTCATTACCACTACTTGAAAGAAGGCTACAAGGTGATTATAAGCACTAGTCATATGACTCAAACCTATCAGGTTCAAATTTAATTATCAGTCTATCCATTCTTTTACCATCAACATCAATAACCTCTTGTCTATGCCATTTACTATCAAGAAGTTTTTCAAGATTGTTGAGTTGTATCTGTGTTATTATCCTCCTCTCTGTTTTTTTCTGCTGAGGTGTCAGTGGTGGTGGTGGGGGTAATTCCATATGGATGTGCTGGTTTAAATTCTTTTTGCATAGGTTGAGATTTAGTCAAATCTCTACGTGACTCATTACTAATAATAATAAAAGCATCTTTATTGTACTTACGAACACCATAAGGTGTTGCCCATTTCTCATTGTAGTTTTCACCCTGATCAATACCAGATACTATTGTTCCACCAATCTCTACAACAATATTATCATCATGGTCCCAACCAAGAGTGCTCATTGTCTCTGCAATTTTAGAAGCAAGCATAAAAAAAGAGGGTGTTTACCCTCTTAGTATATCAATCATTACCTTGTTTGTAAAGGTCTTCCAATTTTTCTCTAGACAGATCCACATACATCAGTTCTTCACCTGCTTCAGGTGCTTCTGGATGACGTGGTTTGCGTGGTTTATTCATCTCAATGTTAATTGATTGTATATTACTCCACATCATTGCAAATGCACCACCAGCAATTGCAGCAAAGCAAACAAAATATATGAAAACCATAAAGTTGTTCATGCTTCTCTTAATTGTTGAATTGATGTCATGGTGTCATGAAGTTCACCAACATCCCTCAATCCTTCTACTGAAAACCAAGGAGCATTGGCCCAACTGAATCCCTCACCCATTGTGCTGTCAGGAGCTGTGATGTACCAATGACATGCTGTGTCTGGTACATCTACTGAACACTTAGACCAATCATCACTCCACTGTGGTACTTGTACCCACATTAGTGCAGCAAACATAATACTGAATAGTGATTTAATCATTTGTGAGTCTCCGTTTTATGAGGTGATCTAGTGAGAAATTACCCCCACCATTAAGAATAATACAAGCACAACCTCCCCAATACAATACAAGTAGTTCAAGAAGGTAGATATTAAATCCTGATGTCACAATAGCATGATAGATTCCAAAGGAAACTGTGCCTAAGATTGCCAGAGCACCTAGTCTGGTGCCCAATCCAAAGATAAGTAACCAACTTCCAAAGATCTCAGAGAACGCTGCCAAGTATGACATTGTTATTGGAAAGGGAATGTGAAGTGGTCTCACAAAAGCATCAGCAAAGTTTTCAATGCTGTCTAGTTTTTCGTATCCATGATGAATAAGCATGATGCCTATTGACAAACGAAGTAACAAGAATCCTAATGACTGAATCACAATGCATTACCTCTTGGTAATACTTCTTCTGGGAAGATGAAGTTCTCATGTGGTTGATCAACAGGTGCCAACCATGCACGTAATCCTTCATTCAAGAGAATGTTCTTTGTATAGAAAGTTTCAAACTCAGGATCTTCTGCTGCACGAATCTCTTGAGATACAAAGTCATAAGCACGTAGATTAAGAGCAAGTCCAATAATACCGATAGAACTTGTCCAGAGACCCATGACGGGAACAAAGAGCATAAAGAAATGCAACCAACGCTTATTACTAAAAGCAACACCGAAGATCTGTGACCAGAAACGGTTCGCAGTAACCATCGAGTAAGTCTCCTCCTCTTGCGTAGGTTCAAAACCTTTAAAAGTATTTGCCTTATCTCCATCTTCATAGAGTGTATTCTCTACTGTTGCTCCGTGGATTGCACATAACAAAGCACCACCCAGAATACCAGCAACTCCCATCATATGGAATGGGTTGAGCGTCCAGTTATGGAAGCCCTGTAGGAAGAGTAGGAACCTAAAAATCGCTGCAACACCAAACGACGGTGCAAAGAACCAACTGGACTGTCCAAGAGGATAGATGAGAAACACACTGACAAAAACAGCGATAGGCCCAGAAAACGCAATAGCATTGTATGGTCTAATTCCTACGAGACGACTAATTTCAAACTGTCTAAGCATGAAACCAATGAGTGCAAATGCACCGTGGAGAGCAACAAAGGCCCAAAGCCCTCCAAGTTGGCACCACCTGACGAAGTCCCCCTGAGCCTCAGGACCCCAAAGAAGAAGGAGAGAATGTCCCATACTATCTGCAGGAGTAGAAACTGCAGAAGTAAGGAAGTTAGCACCCTCAAGATACGAGCTAGCAAGACCATGTGTATACCATGAAGTTACAAATGTTGTGCCAGTGAGCCAACCGCCAATGGCAAGATAGGCAGTGGGAAGAAGAAGTAGACCAGACCAGCCAATGAATACAAAGCGATCTCGTTTAAGCCAGTCATCGAGGACATCAAACCATCCTCTCCTTTGTTGTTGTAATGTTGATGCTACCATTTTTATTTACCTCCTTAAGGTAGTTTTGATTGTGTGTGTTGTTTAAACTTTGCATATCTTAACACAAAAATTGAAATAAAAAAAGGGGTCATAAGACCCCTCTTTTCTTAGATATTAACCTCTATCATCCAATAGAAGGTGCTGTCAGAGCAACAGGAGTTGACTCAGCAGTTGCAAGATCCAGTGGGAAGTTGTGTGCATTTCTTTCATGCATAACTTCCATTCCAAGACCAGCACGATTCAGGACATCTGCCCATGTGTTCAACACACGACCCTGACCATCAAGGATGGACTGGTTGAAGTTGAAACCATTGAGGTTGAATGCCATGGTGCTTACGCCCAGTGCAGTGAACCAGATGCCAACAACAGGCCATGCAGCAAGGAAGAAGTGCAAGGAACGTGAGTTGTTGAATGAAGCGTATTGGAAGATCAAGCGACCAAAGTAACCATGTGCTGCGACAATGTTATATGTCTCTTCTTCTTGACCAAACTTGTAACCATAGTTCTGTGACTCTTGCTCAGTGGTTTCACGAACCAAGGAGGAAGTAACCAATGAACCGTGCATAGCAGAGAACAGTGAACCACCAAAGACACCAGCAACTCCCAGCATGTGGAAGGGGTGCATCAAGATGTTGTGCTCAGCTTGGAAGACAAGCATGTAGTTAAATGTACCAGAGATACCCAAAGGCATTGCATCAGAGAATGAACCTTGACCAAAAGGATAGACCAGGAAGACTGCGGATGCTGCTGCAACAGGTGCAGAGTAAGCAACACAGATCCAAGGGCGCATACCCAATCTGTAAGAAAGTTCCCACTCACGTCCCATATAAGCATAGATGCCAATCAGGAAGTGGAAGACTACTAGTTGGAAAGGACCACCATTATAGAGCCACTCATCAAGTGAGGCAGCTTCCCAGATGGGGTAGAAGTGTAGACCAATTGCATTAGATGAAGGAACAACTGCACCAGAGATGATGTTGTTACCATACATTAGAGAACCAGCAACTGGTTCACGGATACCGTCAATGTCCACAGGGGGAGCAGCAACGAATGCAACGATGAAGCAAATTGTAGCAGCAAGCAGTGTTGGAATCATAAGGACTCCAAACCAACCGACATACAGACGGTTATCAGTGCTTGTGACCCAATCACAGAAACTATTCCATGCTGATTGGGATTGATTTTGTTGTAGTGTAGCGTTAGCCATTGTTTTGAACTAAAAAAGTAAGATCATCAGGGAAATGATGGTTTTACTATTCCTGTATCACCCTTAGACACAGGTATTAAAGACGTTTTTAGGCACCCTATAGGTCTTGGTTTGAGGGGTGTTACAACTTGTTAAGGAATGTGTTGGTTCCTTAACCTGCTGACTTATTTATAATAGTTCATTCCTTCCAGTCTGTCAACCCTTGACACCAGTTCAAAAACTGTCTATGATGGGCTTGTCCAGGATGATAAAGGATTACTTAGATTTCATACGAGCCTTAGATACTTTCTTATCAATATGAGGGTTGCCAGTCTTAGGCATTGATTTAGCAGAAATAGGATCTAATCTATTATATCTATTTGCGATATTCTTACCATCAACTAGGTCAGGATGTCTTCCATTAACCATTTTTGGTGGTTCCTGTATTGGGAAACCAAGTGGTGCTGGTTTACCATCATAGTATCCAGGAATTTTATTAGTAAGATCCTTGAATGACTTTTTCTTTTTTTCCATAATTGTTTCTCCTTTTGGTTCGTACCCTGCCTTCTGCACCATACTTGGCCAGGTTGCAGGATCATCAAAATTTACAAACTTACCTTTTTTATCTTTATATCCTTTTCTAATATAAGGGTTATCAGC